CCCGTGCAGTCGCTGAACATGGAGGTGTAGCAGCTTATCGCCAACGTGGTGGCGGGCAACGCGGGTGCTTGCGTCAAGCCCGTGCAGCCGTTGAACATGGAGGTGTAGCAGCTTATCGCCAACGTGGTGGCGGGCAACGCGGGTGCTTGCGTCAAGCCCGTGCAGCCGTTGAACATGGAGGCGTAGCAGTAGTCTGCTAGCGTGGCATCACCGCCGACACCATTTAGCAACGATGTCACATCGCCACTCGCGGCGACGCTTCCATCGATGAAGCATTTGGTGTAGATATAATCTTCATCGTCTTCGAGATAATAGGCGAGGTTCTCGTTATTACCACGGAACATGACGTTTTCGCCTTCGTTCAGTTCGATTGCGACAAGGTTGTCTTCGCCTACGCCGATGGTGTAGTCTTGCCACGTCTTGCCGCCATCGGTGGAATACTGCATATTTTTGCCCATGTCGACCACATCGTAGCCTTCCGACCAACAACAGAAGCCGACGCTTGCGCCGTCTTCGTTGGCGGTGAAGGTGAGGTAGCGCGGCGTGACGGGCTTGCCGTCCATGTACGTCCATCCGTAACCATCCCAAGTGGCATACTTGCGCGTGTCCTTGACGAAGGCGACCTTGCCAGCGTCGTCTAAGCCTTCAAGGGTCGGAAGGTTGACGACGTCGAAAGATCCGACGATGCTGAACGCGGCATCCCTGCCCGTCCAATCCTCAATGACGAAACGCTTGAACGTCGCCCCGATGACGATTGCGCTGTCGGGCATGACGAACTCGCCGCCCTCGATGGAAACGACGTTGCCGCCGCCGTCGGTGTAGTGCACCTCCTGCAAGCCCCATCCCGCCGTCGGCTGCCATTTGATTTTCACGGTCTCGCCAGCCTCGCAGTATTGACCATCGTTTCCATTGTGCGACCAGCCGATAGTGCCGTGCAAGATGTTTTTTTCTTTTTTGATTAAATGCTTCATAATTGATTGAGTTTTAAGTGATTATATTTCGTTTTCAAGTTCGCAATCCGTCACGCCCTCGCGTTCGCGCAAGTCAACCATGACAGCAAAACCAGTCAAGATTGCATCGAAACGCTCATAGACGCGGCTCGTCCGTTCCCATCGAACGAGGTCAAGATATGCATCCATCGGCAACGCCGCCAACCAACGCAAACAACGGCGTTTGCAGGCGTCAATGATTTTCTCGTTCTCGTCGGCGTCGAAATCAAACTCCGACTTGTCGACGAAGAATACCGCCGCCGACACCACCTCGCGATATTGTCCGCTTTGTTGGTCGATTGTCCCTTGCGTTATCAGTGTCACAATTGCCGCAGGCAACGTCATCGTGTCGGCGATTATGTTGAGCGTCGGGTCATCGTGATAATAGACCTTGAAGTCGTTGCCGTGGACGGCCTGGATGCTTGCCCGTATTTTTTCGATTATAGTCATTTTATTTTCAATGAGTTAGATATGTTTCTATCGACGACCGCCTTGTTGAAATCGTCCTTTTTTGCCATGATATAGTCGCCCACAGTCAACTCACGCACCGCGTTGAAATTCGGCAAACCGAAATACGAACGGACAAAGTAATAGACGCTTTCCTCAAAGGTCAGCGTCTTGCATCCTCTCGTCTGCCTTGCCTGCATCGGTGTAGGCTTCAACGTAAGGCTGTCAACAAGTGCGACAAACTCCTTGAGCCACTCGCAAAATGCAACGACGCGGTATCGGTCAAAGACCGTCTCCCCGTCGCAATCCATCAAAGCGTCGAAGTCACATTTCATGCCGTCGAGCAGTCCGCCCAATTTCAAGCCATAGAAGCCGATTTTGCCGAACTTGTCAGCCACGGCGGCACGCCGCAACTCCTCCAATTTCGGTGCTTCGATGTATGGCTCCAACGGTGCGAAATCGCGGTATAATGTGGTGCGGTCAATCTTCATTGATGGTTTCGTATTGATGTCGCGGGAAATTGGTTTCAATGAGCCATTCGACCATCGCCTCGTCCAATGTGGCGGGCGAAACGAGCCGACCCATCCAAACGACACCCGACACGGCGGCTGTTCCTTTCAGTCGGAAGCCGTTGACGGGTTGTGCGTCGCCTTTCAACTTGACGAGCGCAAGGATGGCGACATCGCGCCAACATGACGGGCAATTCGTTTTTGTCGGTGCGTCGATGCCCAATTCAGCCAACACGGGCAGGATGAAACCCTTATCGTCTTTCGTCCATCCCTTATGTTTTTCCGCTAATTGTTTAAGTCTTTCTATATCCATTTTCCAAGTGTTTTGCGCCACAAAAGTACGACGAGCACAACGATTGCCGCAAGCAAAACGAAGTAAAAAAACGTGTTACGCCAAAAGCGCGTTTTCGGGCGTTCTCCCGCGTCCTCTTTCGTTTCCTTATAACTTACTTCACTTTCTCTTGAAAACGCCGCAGAATCGACCTTTTTGTCGTTATTTTCGATTTTTTGCCCACGCTCACCTTGACGTTTCTCGGTCGCTGTCACCCGTGCCGTTTCCTGCAACGCGCCCGTGCTGTCGGCTTGCATGATGACAATTTCGCTGATTATGGTTTCTTCCCAACGGTCAACAGCCGCCGCGATGGTCGAAGCCTCGACCGATTGCACGGCAACGGTCTGCTGCGTGGCACGTTGTTCGATTTCACGGCGCGAACGGCACGCGACCAACATCATGGCGGATAATAATATGATTGCAAATTGTTTCATCGTTTCAAAGCAAAGGGCGACGACCTGCAAAAGACCGCCGCCCCGAATAACCATAAAAACTCGCAATGGTTAGAACGACTGCGCCATCAACGCCTCGAAAGCCGCCTTGGTGGTGGCGTAGTCGGTGTCGAAGAACGTCGTTTCGAAGTATTGCTCTTGGCAACTCATCGTCACGACGATGTCGCCTCCGTTCTCGTTTTCTTTTCGCATGATGCCGTCGGGGTTCACGGTCAAACCTTGACCGTATCCGACGACTTCAAACGAACCGTCGCCACGGCGGTCTTTCTTTTCCAAAATCGCCATGTAGCCCAACGGAGCGTCAGCCAACGGCTCGACGATGTCCTTTGAAACGCCCGCGCCGCGTAACGGGATACGGAACGAGAACGTCTTGCCGTATTGCAGTCGCCCAGCGTCGCCGTTCGATTGCGTCACGCTGTCGCCGAACGCCGAAGGCCACACGTTATCGATGACGGCTAACTTTTCGCCTTGCGCCATCGTAATGCCCGTGATGATACGCGGGTTCTGCGCGTCAACGGAAAAGGTCAAGGTGTTGCTCAACGGGATAAGCAAACCTCGACCCGTGTAGCCGCCGACTTGCGGATTGTCGCAGTCTTTGGCGATGTTGGCGGCGATGTTACCCGCGCACGACGTGAAAGCCAAGATAATTGAATTGATAAATTTCTTCATAATTCGTTGATTTTTACATTGATAGAAAACTTCTCATATAGACCATGCAGATGTCGTCGACCATCTTGTCAACCTTGCCAACGATGCCGCCCGTGGCGGATTGCAGCTGACGCAACAGCCTATCTGCATTGTCATAGTCCGTCTGCCTTGCCTGCGCGTTGTCCGAGAGTTGGGGCGACAATTTCAGTTTGCCGCCCGCCCTCGTCGCGGAAGTGTTACGCTGGCAAAGCAAGATGAAGGCAAGTTGCATGATGGCAGCCTTCGCTGCATCCGTAGTGGTGTCCGTCGTGACCTTTGCGACGTAAGCCGCCGTCACGTCGTTAACGGCGCGGTCGATTTCCTTCTGCGGTATCTGCGTCGAAACGCGGAAGCCATTGTCGATGAAGTCTTGTGCTGTCATCATGCAACCCTTTCACGATTAAGCCTCAACGCCAAAGGCAACTGACTTCAAGCCATGGACAGCACCGCCGATGTTGCGCTCGCGCTGGTAGTTCATCACGTTGTTCTCGTAGCGCGGGTAAGACACCTGCAAGGCGGCTTTTTCCTTGACCCAATACTCGCTCGGGATGAAGCAAATGACGCCGATGGCCTTGTCGGTGACGTAGATGCGTTCGACACCCAACATGGCAGCGACCTCGTCCTTGCTGCGGAAGATGTCATCGCCACCGCTGGCATACTTGAACTTAGCAAGAGCGGTCAATTGCGTTTGGCTCATGACCATCCACTTTGCACCTCTGCCAGCGATGACAGCGTCTGCGATGGCGCGAGCCTCGGCAAAGGTAATGGCGGTGGCATCGGTCACGGTGACGGCGGTACGGAAGACGTCAGTCACACCCGTGCCACGCAACGACTCGATAGTGGTAATGTCCGTGAAGTCGGTGGTGTTGCCCAACATGACGGCGACGATGGCGTTGACGATTTGGCGGTCGAGTTCCTCGTCCAACCAACGCAGGAAGGTGGCGGTGTTGCCGTTTTCCTCGATGTCGTCAAGGTCTTCGAAGGCAATCTGCTGACGTTTGTAGATGTACTGCGTGTCAATCTTCTTGCCGTTGACGGTCAACTGCTGAATGAGTTTCTCGTTCTCTGAAGTTTTGTCCCAGCCGTGAGCGACAATGTCAGAGTCATTGAAGTCTTGGGCGGTGTAGAAAAACTTCGAGAAGCTCACCTTCTTCAAGGCGGCAAACAACTCGTCGGAAGTTCCCCACTCGTCGTTGATGGCGAAGTCAATGGTGTCGTTGAAGGTCAAGCCTTCGATGCCGTTTCTGACAAGTACGGCTTTGACTGCATCGGTCACAGCCTCACGACCCTTTGCGCGCAAGATGGCGGCGGCGACTTGGTTCTTGATGGCGGGTGTCAGCTGGTCGCTGACGGGCATCGTTTTCTGCATCTCGGCGAACTTCTTCGCCAAGGCGTTGGCGACGTTGGCCGGGACTTCCTCGTCGGCTCTGCCGTTGAAAGCACGAATAACTTCCTCAACGCGGCTGGCAAGTTCGCGTTCGTCGATTTCGATTTCGGCGTTTTCCAACTCGTCGATGAGGTCGCGGATAGCGGCGGCGGCTTCTGCGCCTTCCTCGCTGAAAGCGTTCTTGACCTTGCGCTTGATGGCATCCATCTTGTCGGCGAAGTCCTTCACGCTGATGAGTTTCTTTTTCATAATTGTGAATTGAATTTGGTTAATAATTAAGTGAATTACGATTTCGTTTTGAAGATTGATTTCTTCGGCTTCGGCTCGTCTTCGGCCAGGCGGTTCACGAACTGCAAGCCGTCCTTGACGGGTTCTCCGATGGCTTCAAAGGGGATGGCGTTGGCGGGCATCGTAACCAACGAAACGCTGCACAACTGAAACTCCTTGATTTCGACATAGTCAAACTCGCCGTCACGGGTGTAGCGAAATTCGTAGTCCGTAGCCCAGCCCATCTTCGAAAAGCCTTGAAGGATGCCTTCACGCAACAAGACTTTGACTTGTTCGTAGCGGGCAACCGTTCTTGGTATGTAGGCGACGAAATAAAAACCGACGGTGTTGACTTCAAGATAGATAACGCGCCCAATTTGGTCGTCAATGTTCCAGCCGTGTTGCAAGTCAACGACCATGTTCAATTCATGGTCGACGAAATACTTCTTCACGAACTTGTCAAGACAATTCGGTGCGTATCGTTCGCCGTTCTCGTTCGTCACGTTGAATTTGGTTTCGTAGCCCTTGATGATTAAGCCGTCAAGCGTTGCCGTGTCGGTGTCCTTCTTTGTGACCGACGACAACGGGATGCCGCTGACCTCTTGCCAGTCTCCCAGCAAGACACCATCTCGGACAAAGCGTTTCTTATTCTGCTGCTTGGTTTCCATTGATGCGTTGTGGTTTATTGTAAATCGTGTATGTCAAGTCCATGCCCATTTCCTCGGCAAGCCTCACGAAAGTATGGTTGAGCAAACGTTCGAAGGATTGGTATTTGTTGTAGTCGCCTTCGCGCAATTCCGTTCCGTTAGAAAGGGTCTTGTTGCTGTTAGCGTCGATGATGGCGACTTGGTTGGCGGGGACTTTCACGCGGTCGCAGATAGCCAAGACGCAAGTCTTGACTTTCTCGGTCAACTTGCGGTCAACGCCGTCCATACCGATGACTTGGAAGTGCATCCCGCGCGGCAATATCATCAGTTGACGTTGTTTCTTCAATGCGCCGTAGTCTTTTTCGATTTCCGTTTCAAGGTCTTTCTTTTGCTCCTTTGTCAGCGTCACTGGCGTTGGATAACCGTTCGGCGTCTCGGGGCTTGCCACGATGAACGTTCCGAGCCTTTCGGTTGAGGTGTTGCTGGCGTTGAAGACGTTGTCGAGGAATGTCACGAACGGCTTGCAAAGGTCGTAGTCCGACTTGCCTTCCTCGCGGAAGGTCTCCGACTGCATGACGTAACAACGCCACCCGTCAACCTTGCTGACATAACGCTCGGTGTTGTTCGTGGCGCGTTCCTTGCGGTATTCGTTATCGTCGAAAATACGGAAACGCGGACTGTCGCCGTCCTTCACGCCGATGACGGCAAAGCCTTTCTTGTAGACACGCCAAAGGGCGAGTTGCCCGTCACGCTCAAAGAACACCTTGAACTCGGCGAAACGCAAGTTGCCGATGTTGCGGTTGTTGACCCATGTAACGTCGTTCGTCAAATCGGTCAGCAACTCCACAATGTTGCGGAATATGGTGTCGCCGTACGGATGGCAGGTGATGTCGCCCCATCCGAAGACTATGGTCTTCACGGTTTCCCAACGGCGGAAGAAACGGTCACGGAATTGCGATATGCGGTCGTTGATTTTCATGGCTGCAAAAATAGTGTATCGTCGTCAGTTGCCGCAAAGTTATTTTTGTGAAAAATTCGATTTGCGCGGTTTTTATTTCAAAGATGATAAATTATATTGCTTCGGAAAGAAAACGGTTGTAGTAAAGCGAAAATACCGTCAAACGCCTTTGATTGGTATTTTCAAAATCGGGTTGTAATCCTCATGCACTTTCTCTTTTTTGCCCCAGTTTGATTTGTCAACTCGGACAATATCATCGCCCCACTTCTGTTGCAGGGCTTCAAGTTGCTGCTTCTCTCTTATCCGATTGCGATATACAGCGCATCCACCTTTCTGCTCGCTCTGCTTACATAGATAGTGGTAAGCATTGACACGTAAAACAACTCTTTCCTTGTTGAGTTGCTGTAATGTCATATCGTAATCCTCTTTCAAAGGCAAGTTCTCATCATACCAACAACGGTTGCCCTTCAAAAAGCATTGAAATGGTCCACCGATGTACGCATTGGTTGAGAACGGTGTAAAGTGTCGGTAAGCCCTCGGCTCCATCACGCAATTAACTCCCCAAAATTTAGCACCTAATTCTTCAGCCAGTATGCTGTACTTTTCCACCATGACAAGCAACTCGTCTGCCGTGAGTTTGTATCTTTCGAATTTGAAAACACCTTTTTCAACAAATCTTTCAATGCAAGTGAAATCATCATCAATAATAAGCACCACATCTGCTCCGTTTTCAAATTCGGTTTTTAAGATGTGGTTTCTAATTCTGCAAAGGTTTCCCTGTATCCCCTTCTTGCAACTGATAATGTTGGCGTCAGGATAGTTCTTTTTGTATTCTTCTGCCTCGTCCTCATCTACCCATACTTTGCAAAAAGGTATGTAAGATAAAGTCTTTACATCATCGGGGCGTTTGTAACTTGGTGCATTAACGCTTATCTTCATGGCTCAATAGTTTTTCAAGTGCGACTGCTCCGTTAATGACACGCCCGACACCTATTTTGTTAAATTTGCTTTCTTTTCCGCTTCTATTGGTCGGGAAATCCTTTCTCGGTTCAATTTCAAAAATTGACTGCGCCTGTAACCAATCAACCGTGTTATCAAAAAACAGCACAATGTAATTATGTTCCTCTCCTAATATCTCCGTGAAAGGCACATCCGCTTGTTGGCTTTTCGCTTTGTCGACTTTTTCTTCTGCTGTTATTCCCCACTCTCCAGCCTCGTCTTCCGTCCAGTCCTCTGCTATGGCATCGAAATCCCATTCCACATCGTCGGCGGTGGCGTTGTCAGCCAACGCTAACGTCCGGCGGCGCGGGTCGTCCGTATGCAGGTCGGTACGCTTGACCACCACAAGCTCCGTGCCGTCAGTCTCCACCACGCGGACTGGTGTGTCCTTGTCGATAACCTGTTGCACACCGTTGCCAGCAACCAACACGCCGTCGGCATCAACGACGACGGAACGACCAAGACCCGCCTCGTCGATGGACTTCTTGATGCGTGCCTTGTTAGTTTCCGAGTGTTTGCGGTAGTTGTGTTCGTCTTGCTTCAAGTCCGCAGCCGTCTTAATTTCCTCGCCCTGCTCGGCAGGATCTTTCGGTTCTTTGTCTTTGCTCATTGTGTTTAGTTATTTTTGTCGAATTTTCGATTTAAGCCGTTTTTTGGTGCAAAGGTATGTAATTATATTGGTTGCCGCAAAAAACTGCTTAAAACGCGGGAAACATCGTCAAGCGACAATCGTCTGCATGACATACGACGAATTGAAAGCGTCGATGTTGTCGTCGTGTTCGCCTATCTTCATACGCTCGGCGAATGAATACGCCTGCTTCATGTATTCGCGGTTGGCGGGCGTGTCAAGTATCGTCACGCGCTCGCGGAAGTTCTGATAGTTGGCGATGATGCGGTCAAACTTGTTGCCACGGCTGTACCAGCCTTCCACATTCAACTCGCTGTTGACGGCGAAGTCGTAGAAGTCGATGCCGATGATACCGTTGGTCTCGACGTAGACCTTTGCCACATCATAGGTCTTGCACCACTCGCGCAACTTGCGGACGATGCCAACACGGTCGCCCGTGTTGACGGAATAGGTGTCAATGACGTAAACCCTTCCCTCGTTATCCCTTGCCGTAAGACAGCACGCGAACCAGTCAGAACCACGCAAGGCGGACGGGTCGCAGAACACGGCGAAGTGACCGATGCTGCCAAAGTCCACATCCTTTGACCATCGGAAAAAGTCCTCGCTGAAAATGTCGCCATTCAACTGATAGTATTTGCCGAGATAATACACGGAATAGTTGCGGCGGTCTATCTCGGTCGCCGTCGGGCTTTCCGCCAACCGTTTCAAGTCGGCGAAATACTCCAACTGCGCGGCGGTCAAATACGGGTTGTCTTGCCATGTGGTGTCGCAGATGTCCTCGTCCGTGAAGAAGTCCTTATCCCAAAACTCGCAGTTGGGGTTGTAGTCGATAAACGTACCCAGCCTTGCGTTGGCTTTGAGGTCGGTGTATTGCTGCTTGCTGAAATTGTTCGCCTCATTGACAAACAACCAGTCGCACGCGATACCCTTTGCCGTCTCGGAGTTCGAGTATTGGTTGAAATGCAGCCGCGATCCATTTGCCATGCGGAACTCACGCGGCGACGACAGCACCTCGACGTCACCATAGACGGCGGGCGCAAGGTCTTTGATCGTCTTGGCGTCGGCATACGCACCAAGTCGCCCTTGCTCGCTCGTCATTGACGCGATGTTGCAGACCGTACCCGGGTAGCCCTCCGACCACAGCATCAAAAACTTCAAGATGCCGAAAGTCTTTCCAGAACGGCGACCGCCACGAAAGACGAACGTAGTCTTGCCAGCCTGCAAACGGTCACGGATATATGTGTCAATCTTCGATGCCATAAAGTTGTTTCAGTTGTTCGCGAATGGCGTTGCGCTTGACCTCGTCATCCACTTGTTCGACCTTCTGCACGTCCTCGCCACGCAGCCGCATAAGGAAAGCGGCGGCGGCGGTGTCGCTCTTGTTGATTGCCTTCTGATATTGCTTCAAGACCACAGCCGCGGCCATGTCGCCATCGGCGACCTCTTTGCCGTCGGGGGTCTTCATCGTCATCAAGGTTTGCCCCAGTATTTCAGCCCATTCCCTCATGTCACGCTTGCGCCTTCGGGCTGCACCGCTGGCGATGCCGCCTTTGCGACCGCCTTCCCTCGCTTCATCCTCGGTTTGGTACGGCTTCAAGTTTTCAATTCCATCGTTCATCGTAATTCGATTTTTGCGGCAAAATTACTTCATTGGTTTCGGTTGCCGCAAAACCGAAGACGAGGCAAGATGGCAAGGGAAAACATATCTATTTTTTTTTTTTTCTTTTTTTTCTTAGAAAAATAAAGTATTAGGGAAATGGTTGTTTTCCCCTTATTCTCTATATATATTTTTTTCTGCCCCGAAAAAATAGAAAAAAAAAAAAAATCAATCCTTTTGCCTTGAAGTCAACGAGTTATCCGATAATAAAAAACCAACGGATAAGCGAAACACCGCCCAATCCGTTGAATTTCAACTTTTAATTTTTTATTTTTTTTCCAAAACCGCCAAGAAAATGTCCCAGTCGTCCACTATCTTGACCGTGTTCGGGAAGCGTTCCAGCCACACACGTTGCAGGGGTGACGCCCTGCCTTTGCCGTCGGGTCGCTTGAATTCAACGAGGATGAAACGCCCGTCGGGGTTGAGCATTGAGTAGTCGGGGATGCCTTTCAGTCCGTTGTGTTCGTTCTTCCAGCACGTCCAGCCCTGCCGTCGTGCCTCTGCCACGCAACGCTGTTCGAAGTATTGTTCGGGATGGTTCATAAGTCTAACGATGTTTGATTCGGGTCATCCCCGATGATGTTGATAAGTAAGTTTCCGCCTCGGTACTCGGTTATCATCATGTCAATCTCCTTTTCAAGTTCCTTCGCCTTGCGTAGTGCCAGCGCGTCGCGGTGGTTGAAGTATTCCTTCTGCCACCTGCGCATATGCTCAACCTTCGTGATGATGGCTTCGGCTTGTTCAAGTTTCGTTGTCATTTTTCAATCCTTTCTTGTAGACGTTTGATTTTCCGTTCGATTTCCATTTCGACGGCTTGTTCTCCATACATGATTGTCAATTGCCACATCATAATCGTGACGTCTGCAATTTCGGTCACGATGTCGTTTTGTGTCGCGCGTCCACGGCGTTCCTTTGCGAGTGCGTTCAGTAATTCAGCCATTTCTTCGACAGCCATTGTTATTTGTGCTGTGTATCCATATTTCAAGATGGCTTCTTGCAATATTTCTTTGTATTTCATTTCGTTTGTATTTTGATAGTTATTTTTTCAGAAAATTCGTTTTAAGCCGTTTTTTTTTTCAAGATGATAAATTATATAATTCCGAAGCGAAAACGCCTTAAAACCGCCTTAAAATCGTTTTTCGTACATAATTCATTGTTTAGTCATCGCAAGGAATTGCCCTTGCTCCTTGTCTTTGCGCTCCAATGCCTTCTGCTTTCCGTCCTCGACCGTCTTCGCAGCCGTGAAGATATGAATCTGCACAGCCTTCCGTTGTCCTTGACGGGCAAGCCTTGCGTTGGCCTGGGCATAGTATTCGTAATTGTATGTCAACGTCGACCACACCAAAATGCGACCGCCCGACTGCAAGTTCAGCCCGTGACCCGCGCTCGCGGGATGTGCCATCAGCACGCCGTCGAAGTCGCCCGCGTTCCACTTGTCGATTGCGCCCTTCTCGCGGACTTCCATCGTATCCACGCCACGCGCCGACAGCATCTCACGCAGCCAGTCACGCTCCGCACGGAAGGCATAGAACAGCAAAACGGGTTCCGACTCCGCAATACACCGCTCGCAGAAGTCGGCGACGGCTTCCAGTTTCGCCGAGCGTTCTCCACGGATGACGTGGTCGTAGAATCCCTGCTCCTCGTAGGTGTCGCCCGTGTATATGAAGCCGTCGCACATAGTCTGCAACTTCATGAATTTCGCGTCTTCCTTGACCGACACACCCACGCCTTCGATGTTGCAGTCAAGGAAGGCTTCAAGGCTATCGTAGCGTTCGCGCTCCATCGGCGACAGCGTGACCGGGTGCGCCACCACCGACACGGGCGGGATGTCAAGATAGTCCTTGCTGTCGAGCGTGAAGATGTCGCCCTTGACTTGGCGCAACACATCATCCAACGGCACTGTCAGCCGCCATTTGTGCCACGCCATGCCCGAACCTGCCATAACGTCCTTGAAGTAGCGCGCACGCCACGAATAGAACGCCTTCAAGTCATCGGCAAGACCGACGGCGGCGCATTGCCCGAAGATGTCGATTGCGCCGTTGGCGAGGAACGTTCCCGTCAGCCCCACGCATCGCGAAGCCTTACGTGCCAGCGCGAAGGCTCGGCGGGTGCGTTTGCTGTCGATGGATTTGAACGAGGTCAGTTCATCGAAGACAACGACATCGAAAGCGTCCTTGCAGTCGTCAAGGTCGGCGAGGTTGTCCCTCCCAACGACCTTGTAAGGGTGCATTGTGTCGACCCACGCCTTGCGGCGTTGGGCTGGCATGCCTTTCACGATGACCATCTTTTCGGCCAGCCACGACAAGCCCCATTTCTCGGCTTCCTGCTTCCACACCGTCTCGGCGACGCGTTTCGGGGCAACGATGAGACACGATTGCGGTACCAATTGGTCAATGTAATGCAGCACGGCTGCGGTCTTGCCCAATCCCATTCCGACCGACAAAATGCATCGCGGGTGCGCCGCCATGAAGCTGACGGCACGTTGTTGGTATTCATGCAGTTTCATTGCTCATCCCTTTCATACCATTCGTTTTCGACAATTTCTTCCGAGTCTGCGATCTTGTAGCAACGTCCGTCAAAGACGATGCAGATTTCACCGCGATTTTCGGCTTCGATGATGAGGGGAAACGGATAGCTGCCTCTCGTCATCTCGATTGCGTAATTCAATGCAGGAACGATATTGTCCGTGCTGTTGCAGACGTAATTCTTTCCGTCTTGATGTTTTGTTTTGATTGTGTAATTCATTGTGTTGATTTTTAATTAGTTAATATGGGCATTGCCCGTCATCAAATGGTCTTACATTGTCGTTGACTTGCGTCATCATCATCGCAGCTTGCTGACGCAGTAGGTCAAGCCTCCAATACTTGTAGCCGTTCCAACGCTCTCCGAATACGTCGATAACGGCTTGCTCAATCTCACGGCGGTGACCGCTCACGGCGTAGCCTTCCGTGCCTGCGAAGTAGTCAACGAAGAATTTCAGCGTAACTTGGTTGTCTGGGCTGGTCGCACTCTTTCCATCAACCAGGTTGATCAGGCGGTTGAGGAAATCGGGCTTCCTCATTTCGATGGCATACTCAGTCGAAAACGTCTGCCGTTCGCCTTCTTCATCGCTGTATGCGGCAATCTGCTCAGACCATTCCTGCCAACCCAAGCCCTCGCGCGGTGTGCTGTTAAGCACGAAGTCGCGCCAAAGGTCGTGGATAGCGGGAAAGTCCATCGCCTCGGTCGGCTGCGTCTTGAACTCAACCGACAAAAAGCGTCGGTCGTTCCAATCCTTGATGAACGTACGGAGCGGCTCGTTGGACGTGGCGACGTAATTGGGAAAGCCAGCCCACTGAAACTCCTGCCCATAAGGCAACCGGGCAGATCCACCAGACGACGTGAGGAAACGCTTGAAGTCGTGGTACGTCTTGCCCATGTCGGCATAGAAGCACTCATCCATCATACAGCAATAACAACTGGCAATTTTCGGCACTTTGAAGCCGCCGATTTGCATTTCGTTTGCCAACGTGGTTGTATAGTCGGGGTCGGTCTGCTGCCAATCGTTCGACCCGTTCAACGTGGCGACAATCATCTTGGCGCAGGTCGTCTTGCCCGTCTTCTTGGCCTTGCCCCAAATGTAGAGCATACGGCGCAACGACGGCGGGAAGTTGTCACGCGCCTTGACCATCTCCACGAAGAAACGCAATTTCTCGATGTCGGTGTAGTCAAGCCCGTAGACCGTCATGATGCGTTGCGACACCTCGGCGAAGCGGTCAATGTCAGGCTTCACGCTGAACATCTTGTCGAAGCGTTCACGCTTGATGCGCGGTGCGAAATACTTGTGCCACAGGTCGCCCGACAGCGTGACCGCCAGCTTGTCGAGCCGTCCCTCATTGACAAGCAACTTTTCGGCCTTGATATAGAGCATCGCCAGCATCGGGTCGTTGTCGCGTTTCTTCTTATTCGACATGAACGGGTCGCCGTAGATGGTATAATGCAGGTCTATGACGGCGCGTTGTATCTCATCTCGACTTTCGAAGTCGAAGCCTTCAAGGAATGTCGCCAGCGTCCCCAGTTGCAAGACGTGTTCGTAATACGCCTTGACCATCCCGCAGGGCTCGCCGTTTTTCGGCAATCTTGACAATTCAGCGAACTTGGTCATTGTAATCTCTCCTGTGTTGCGCGTCAAGCAACCACCATTCGTAAAGGTCTAAAATATCGTAACCGGGCGCGACGTGTTCACTCGCTGGCAGACATTCCTCGTTGACCGCCCAGCCCTTCGGCATGGCTATTTGTCGCCATTTAAGGTACATTCCATTGTCGGGGAAAAGCGTCACGTCGCGCCCGTCAAGGACTTTCGTCTTTTCGGGGTTTTGCAGCCCACAGCTGCCTCCCGTCGCAAGCCAAACGTATTCGGGACGGATTGCCGACATCAACAACGCCGTCTTTTCGCTTTCGACGACGGCGACGGGCGCGTCGGGTCGTTCCCATAATAAATGCTCCCCGAAGAAACATTGTTTCAACGTGTTGCCCGTGAACAATTGCTTGTAATGCGGGTCTTTGTGCAGCCAACGCACGGGGAAAGCGTCCTTGACACGGTGACCATCCTTGTAACTGATTATCTTGCCAGCGCGGACAACGCCGTCGCCGTCAATCTGTAAGAAGATGCAGCCACCATCGTAAGCCGTTGCAATATGGTAACGCCTTGCAGCCTCGTTTGATTTAATTCCTCCGATCAGCCAATCGGCATACGGTTTTAGGCTGTTCTTCGCTCCGCGTGTCGGCTCTATCCTTGCCACCATCCGCATAGGCGTCTCGGGTTTCTTCGGCTTCGGGTCTTGGATGACTGGGTTGCCGTGGGGCTTCACCCAGTAGCCGCAACTATTTTCACGGTCACAACGTCCCCAGTCGGGGTTGACGATGGTCTCGTTGTCTTCGGTCAAGACATACGGCACGAAACGCCGTTGCCCGCAGGCGGGGCAGATTTCCTTTCGCCCACCTCTCCGTAGTTGATACTTATACGTTTCCATTTTTTCTTGTGCATTTGCGTTGTTGGTATTCTCTTTGATATTCGCGGTAAGCCTCTTTGTGGCGTTCCTGCCAGTTCCTTGTCGACTTCATCCTTTCCTCGCGGTGTTCGCGGTAGTAGCGTCGGAAGTATTCTCTGCGTTGACGGCGGCGGCGTTCAAGGCTTTCCGCGCATTCCTCGGGTGTCAGTCTTCTGCGCGGCATTTTCTAATCTCCTTTCCAAAAAGTATGAACATTAGCCAAGCGACTGCAGCCGTTCCGATGTGCCACCACGCGCCACAGATAATGCCGACCAGCGTGACCACGAACAAGGCAAAGAACAAGACTGCGAAAATAGTGTTGATTATGATTTCGGTTTTCATCGTTATTTCCTCCAAATTTTCGATTTAAGCGGTTTTTATTTCTCGGTTGATAAATTCTATTGTTTTCTGACAAAAATGCGGCAGAGGGCGCGAAAATGCGTTTTCCACGCCCTCGCCACATCATCGGGTTACATCGGCGGCTCATAACCAGCCAACGGCTCGACAGGTGTGTCCCAGTCCGTTTCCGTCGGTTCGCTCGGCTGCGTGCCTCCGCCTTCCATCGGGGCGAACGTAATCTCATCGGCTGGCTTCAGCTGAACGGCATCAGCCCAAAGACCGCGCGGCTGCATCTTAGCCGCGTCTCCATTCAATATCTTGTACTGGATGCAGCAGTCCCAGCGTTTGCCGTCGAGGTCTGCGTTGGCAGGGCGGTCGATGTGCTTGCCGTCCTTGTCGAAGAAGCGGCAAATCTTGCCGACCTTGAAAGTGACGTACCAGCGTTTCAATCCATTGACTTCCGCCTCGCGGATGTACTCGGCTGCGCCATTCTTGGCGAACTCCTGCGGGTATTCCGCGAAGCCCACATTGAAGCCGATTGTGTCTCCGTCGGGCTTCATCTGACGGTTTTCCTTCGCAACGCCTTGGCGAAAGATGCGGCAATCGAAGTAGCCGCTAACAATTTGCGTTCTAAAAGCTTGTGCCATTGTAATTGATTTTTAAGGGTTGATAATTAGTTAATAGTTAGGTTGGTTCGTTGCTGCCTCGACCTCGTCAGCGAAGTCGATAATCATTTTGCGTGCCTTTTCAATGAATTCTTCCCCATCATGCTCGCGGTAGTAATCGTCGTAAACCAGTTGTTCACAACGGCTGTCGATGGCTTCTCTAAGGTCACGATAACTGGTGTTGATTGCGATGAAGACAAACACTTTGACATAGTCTTGCCAGCGGTCGACTTCGACGCAATAGAGGACTTTGTCGTCTCCATTGAAAGACTCGATAAGGATGCCGTGCACTTTGTCGGCAATCTCGTTGGCTTGTTGCAGCCACATTTCAATTTTTTGTGTGTTCATTGTGTTGATGTTTTAATTGGTTATTGAAGGGGCGGCGAGTTGCCGCCCCGGTTGATTGTTCATTTGATTTTTACGCTTTTTGCAACCTTTTGTCCGTTGTTGGTGTGGATTGTGATATGGGCATCCTGGCGACGGGCGAGGTTGTAGAATTTCGACTTGCTGATTTCGGTTTTGTGTCCGTAGATGTTTTCTTGATAGTATTTCATTGTCGTTGATGTTTTAATTGGTTTGACGTTGCAAATTTACAACCTTTTTTGAAACTGGCAAGCATTTTTTTTCAAAATTTTTCGATATAACTGATAACTTGCTGATTTTCAACAAAGAAAAAATATCGTCAACCGTCAATCTTCAATGTCTCTATCCTTAATTCCGAGCCTTCGTTTGAGGAAATAGACATGGTTCTGCAGCCATCCCAACCGTTGTGCCCGCTCCTCATAGGTTATCTCGCCACGGTCACATAGTTCGTAGGCTTCCTTGATTTTCGCCTCCGTCTCGGCCAGGTCGTCCGTCCATCGCTTTCTGTCAGACACCTGCATCGGTCTGCCCTTTTGCGGCTGTATCTGCCTGCCTTCGGCATCCTCGTCGCCTTCGTAACGGGCAATCTTCCCGTCTTCAAGCCATCCGTCGACATGATTGGTCAGCCTCCTGCTGATGACACATTCGACCGTCACCGGGTACGCCTCACGGAATTCTCTCATGCTGTCGTAGATTTCGACGATCTTGCCGCCCTGCATGACGACAACGCGCTTCTTTGCAAATAAGTTTTGTCTTTCCATGACAAGTTATTTTTGTCGAATTTTGCGCATAAGCCGTTTTCTTTCCCTAGTTGATAAATTATACCACTCCGAAACGAAAACGGCTTAGAACGCCTAAAAATGCCGTTTATTGCTTCAATGTAATCTTGACGCTCGACTTGACCGCAGAGATCTTGTAGTACTTGTCGTCCTTCAAGGCTGGGAAGTCGGCTTGCGCCTTCTTCGTATCGAAGGTTTTCCTTGTCGTCGGGCTGACATACGAAACCGTGAAGCCCTCGCCCTTGATGCTCAGCACTCCGTTGGCCTCCATCCATGCAAGCAAGGTGGCACGCGACTCTTCGGCTTTAGCCTCGATTTCCTTTATCGTCCTCATCGCAGCCGTCAACTGCTCGCAGGCTTGCAACTGCACATCGCTCAACTCAGACATCATGACCTCGGTCGTGTCGTAATCATCAAAAGCCCCTTCCTCGATTGCTTGGTCAAGTTCTGCAATCCCGTCACGCAGGCAGGCAATAAAGTCATCATCACGGTCGACTTCGACTGGCAACACGCCAGCGACTTCGAACGGCAACACCTTGCCCCAGCCATGGCACAGCGTCACCTTGTCTGCACCGAGCATGTAGTACCATTGCAGTTGAGGCAGATAGTCTTCGTATACCTTCATCGTATCTTCCTGGCTGTACTTGCACTCGACAACGGCGTTTGTAGCCTCGTCGTAGAAGTCAGCGTGGGCAAAGACCTTGAAATGCTTCGCCACGCCTTTTAGTTCGCTATACTTCTCGCGTTCCATGCCCTTGCAAATGGAATACGCAGCGTTGGCACAATAGTCTTCGAAAAGGTGTCCCGCCTCGGTATATACGTTGCCACCGAAGTCGTCTGCTTCCATCTTGCCAAGCGCGACAAGGATGCGTTTCTTTTCAGTCGTGGAAAGGCTTTCGATGCCCTTTGTTCCAATCTTGGCGAACATCTTGGCGTCCGAGCCGCCGAAGCCGTTCGCGTGGCTTCTCTTCAATTCTTCGTTGTTTCTCATTGTTGTTCGATTTTGTGGGGCGGTGGTTGACCGCCCCGTTACCTTGATTTTAGTTGTTGTCTTGTTTTCCGTTCAGTATGTATTTGACAGCCGCTTCCGCTTTTCCAGCAGCGATAACGATAAGTTTGTTGTCGTTCTTCAAAGCCTTCAGCCAACCTTGCAGATAGCCGACCGAGTTGCGGAACACCTTTTTGCATTCAATGCCAGCCGTTGAAACCAGCATAGCCGCGCCCATCTCAGCGACCAGTTCTTCCTTCGAATATTCCTCGCTACCAAAGGCGGCGACATTGACGATGCGGTTAAGCCTTGTTTCGTGACCCGTGCTGTGGGTCATCTCGTGGAATAAGGTGCTGTAATATTCTTCGCGGACTTCGTATTGCGAAATCTGCGGAACGGTCACGCTGTCGGTGCTGGGCGAATAGAACGCCTTCGATGACTGGTAGATGTTCAGCGTGCAAGCCTCACGGTCAAAGTATGTCTTCACGATATTCTCGGCGGCTTCGATGGGGTCGTTGTCATAGGTCTTGATTTCCTTGTCGAACTTCGGTTTGATGCCTTCGCATTGGTCAATATGAAAGACCGTGTAATATTTCAAGAACGGATTCCCGCGAACGATGCGGATGACCTCGTTGCCGTCGGCATCGGTTTCCTTGATTTTCTTATCATTGAACGACCAAAATACGACGGGGCAACCTTTTTCGCCGCACTTGACATTGCCACCCTCGGCTTTGCATTGCTTGAAGGTCAGCCATTCGCCGACCTTGCCGCCCAGCATTAACTGGTTGATCCACGAATACGGCTTGCCAGTCGTGTGCGAGATGCAGCACTCGCCGCCATTCCACGGGCGTTGCCACGGGATAATACCTTTTTCTATTTCCGCGATGATGCGGTCAGTTACCATTTGATAGATGTTGTCGTTTTTCATTGTTGTGTTGTTTTTAATTGGTTTATAACTTTGAAATTACTTTGAAATTACTTTGAATAGAAAGTCACTTTCAAGCCTCTGCGGAGTTTGCAGGTGCAAGCGTCAAGACCTTGCGCGTAGGCGCGGTCAAGAAACTTTTCCATCATTGCCTCGCCGATTAAGGCGATGCAGCCCGAAACGCCGACCAGCGTGTTGATTTTCTTTCCTTCGTTGTTCAGTCCGAAGACCTTAATTCTGAAGTCGCGGTTGATTGTTGATGTCGTGTAAGTCATTGTCGTGTCGTTTTTAATTGGTTTGTAACTGGGTGCAAATTTACAACCTTTTTTGAAACTGGCAAGCATTTTTTTCAAAATTTTTCGATAATCTTTGTAACTGATTGATTTTCAAACGATATAAAAATCATGCACAAACCATAGGGAAACGCATCCAATATGTCGGGAAAGTTATTTTTACCGAATTTTCGATTTGCGCCGTTTTCTTTTCCGATATGATAAATTATACCACTCCGAATTGAAAACGGCTTAGAACGCCTAAAAACGCGTTTTTTCAAGGCATAAAAAAAAGACCGCCAGCGACGGGGAGAAGCCAGCGGCCATGACCAATTAAAAATAAACACGAACTCGGTAGCGGCGGCGGGACTCGAACCCGCGTCAAGTTGGTTATGAGCCAACACTGGAACCATCTCCAGCCACGCTGCAAAGATACAGCATTTCATCGGTTGCCACAAAACGGAATGACTACAAAGGACTATTTTTTTATTTTTCTTTTTTTTCTTAGAAAATAAAAGTATATAAGAAATATTCCTATATACTTTTTCCCTGCCTATTTTTTTAGGAAAAATAAAAAAAATCCACTTGAAACAACGAATAAAAACCGCACCCACCGAAGGCAGGTGCGGAAAAACAAGGAAAATTATTGAATGTCAGGTCCCACGATGAAGTCGCCCGTGCCGCTGTTGCCGTAGAGGTGCCCGCTCACGCGGTCGTACATGTAGCCGACCGTGCCGACGCGGACGGGGATGAGGTCATGCACAGCCACGCTGCCACGCTGCTGTTGGAAGTTGAAGAACCGACCAATCATTTTGTTCACGGAAGCACTACAAGCGAAGATGTGAGTGTTGTTATCAATCGTCGTCACTGCGCCTGAGCGGTAGGCTACCCCGTCAATCACGAGGCTTGCATAACTCGACGTACTAATGACTTCTATCCGCAACGTATGCCGTAGCAAGTCGGGTGCGAAATTTGAAACTGCGTTGTTGCAATACATAATAGTCGACGAACTTGAAATAAACAACCGACCATTGGTTGCCGCACCTCTCGCGCCGAAAATAAATCTCGTTCCACTAAAAGAAACAAATTGATAATCAAACTTGAACACGTCGCCGTACTGCGGCATGTCGCCGAGGTCGATGTACTGTGTCCCCGTGCTCTCAAGGTACTCCACCTCGGCGTCGTAGGGCAGCGGAGGCTCTTCGATGGCCGGCTGCGACACCTTCTGCAACGTGAGCTGTGCGACACCGTCACGCCAAGCGGCATCGGTCCACACAAACGCCACGCCGCGCCATGTCAACAATATGTCAAGGCTTTCCGAAAGTCTGAAAAAATCCCTCTCAGACATCAAGACTTTCATCGTGACGCAAGTCGAGTTTGCCGCGATGTCGTTGTACGCGCCGATATTCGACACCTCGACACGCTGCAAGTACTTCTCGCCATGCACCACTCTCGCAAGCGTCCATTTCTTGCCGACGAACTTCGCAGGCGGCGATGTCGCGTCCACATCTCTGATGAGTACGCCAAACTGGCTCAACGCTCCCTCACTCAACGCTATCTTGTAATCCTTGTCGCCATCAAGCAGTTGGTTAGGCACATCGTAGCCCGCCACGATTGGCGCGTCCACATAGTCCTCGCTGTCAAATTCTACCGCAGCGACCCTCGTTGACGCTCCCCATGCTTCGACCGCCCTTGTCACGCTGTCGACGCTAACGACATCCTCAATCGGCATCGCCATCTTCGCGCTGTATGACGGCAGCCCAATCCGAATGCCAGCATGGCTGACCGTCAGCTCCATTCCGACGGCCCTCGCCACTGATTTGAGAAACTCAAAAACGGTCATTTCGGGCATATTGTATTGCAAATGCCACTCATCGCCAAGCTGCAAGTTGCCGTTGCTTTGCACCGTTGCCGTGAAGGTGTACGGGGCTGCCGTGTGTTGCCATCCATATTCAACCGTTATGAAGACGTCGGGCGCGGTTGAGTTGGCAAAGAACACGATGTCGCCCTCTGCAAGTTCAATGGTCGCGCCTTGCAACTTCGGACACCCATTGCGCCCGCCGCTGTAGCCTGTCGCCGTCTCTCCCGCAAGCGTCTTGCATTGCCCGAGATGGCTGTCCCACTTAATCAAAAAGACGCCGCTCGGCATAGACTGCGGAAACGTGACCTTTACATCCTGCAAGGCACGGAAGCCTTTCGCAGGAAAGCTGCCGCCTCCCCAAAATGCGCCGAACAACACAAATGTAGCCCATTCGATGTCAATGTCCGCGACCTCGAAATAAGGCGTTGACGTGACGGTAGCCGCATCGTCAGCCGTTGCATCAAATGTCACGCTGTATTCCGTTCCGCCCTTCATCGAGCCGCTGACCATCCACAATTCTTGCGGTATGTCAAGATTATGTACGATGCCCATGTTGGTCAGTATTTCGTCCGCGAAATATTTCACATTGATCGATGGCGCGAGCATCCACTTGACCGAGCTATCGACCAGCCCATTGTCGTATCGTAAAATCTGCCTACCGTGATAGGTCGCCGCATCGGCCTGCTCTCCGTCATAGATTACGCTGTCGTCAGACCAGTAGACGCTGCCGATATAGCACGTGCAGTCCTTTAACTGCTTGTTTTGCAATTCGTTAATCCATGACGCGTTGCCCATCATAAAAACACACTTGAAGGCATTGTCATCGTATCCAGTCACGTTGAGCGTACCAATTGCCGCACCGCCATCGAAAATCATCTGACAGTCAAGCGACTGACGCATCATGTCTCCGCTCCTTGAAGGGTCATCAGCGAAGCCCAACAAGAGCCTATTGCGCTCCGTTGCGGGGATGGCGAACTCGACCGACCTACCAAGAGATATGTCGGCAAATCTGAACCACTGGTTCTCGGCCTTGAAAGACAAGCCGCCGCTTTGCTCCAATTCGATGAAGCCATGCCCGATGATGTTAAACCGTGTCATAGTGTCTCATTTTTATTTCGATTTCGAAGCTAAAAAATCCGTTGCCCTCGGGTGTTTCCATGCCGTCAGCGTCCGCGAAGGCGCACGTCTGCACACTCGCCATCTCATCCTCAAGGTTGCCAGTCAGATTGACGATGGCGTGCAGGTCGTTTGCCTGCAAGAGATCCGAATAATACCACACTCCGTATGCGGTCAGCCCAGTGAGCCTGCAACGTATTGACTTGTAAGCGTTACGCCTCACGTCGTAGCCGTCTCCGACCGTTACCATCGAAACCGACTTGTCCGTTCCGTTGACGTAAGACACAATCGGCAAGTAATGCTGTCGCACCGTCCCCGTGAGCGATGTCCATCTGCACAGAACAAGGTCGGCGCAATCGTCTGGCTTGTCAAGTCTCCATTTGTGCGTCAATGGCGGCAAGCCGACCTGCTCCGCAATGACCAACTCATCCGAAGACGGCAATATCGGTATGCCGCTCCCTCTCGCTCCGACTGGCGTAATGGTCGACGACACACCACCGCCGACCTCAGACCACACGCGGTCATTCAGCGTGCCGCTTGTGCCGAAGTTGCTCTCCGCTATGATGCCGACACCCTTTGCAGGGTTGAGCATAATGTTTGGCGGCAAGATAACCGACTTGCGCAGTGCTGCAACCCATTCCGACACGTTCTTTTCGGTCGGCGCAAGCGCATCGGCATAAGATATGCCGTCGTAGACGGCGAAATTGTCCGTCCAGTCGTCGAGCAAAGTCGTCGTCAAGTCATACAGCCTCACGCGTACGATGACACCGGGCAAGCCGTTTTTTATCGCGCTTGCAATATCATCACGCAAAGGCACTTCAAGCACTCCGTACGTGTCGCTGTAATACATCGTCTCGCCGCTGCCAGTGACAAAGACGGCAAAGATGCTCATCGTCTCAAGGTCAATACGCTGCAACCGAAGCATCGTCTTCGACCTCGCGAACATCGCGCCTGCATACGGCGACCCAGCCGTGTCGCCTGCAAGCTGTATCGTGAATTTTGAATTTGATGAATTGAAAGTCAACATATTATGATAGTTTAGTCAGTTCGTTAAGATTGGCGACCTTTCCCGTAAAAGTCAGAAATTCAGCGTAATCCATGACGGGTGCAGGCATGGCCGCGATAGCCTGCGCAAGTTGTGCCGCCATGTTGTTCGTCGTGTTGCCGTTCGCGACCTCAAATAACTTTCGCTGCTGCTCCGCATTAAGCACCATTTCCCCACGGCGGGCGTGGATGTAGGTGTTGTCGCTCCCCATCGTAGCACCACGGAAGCCACCGATGACACCACCTGTTTCCATTCCTTCCGACGCAAGGGCTTTGGCTTGCGCTATTGCTGCAAGAATTGCGGCCAGCATCGTAGCCATTGCAGGGATGGCGGCGGGGAAGCCCACATCGACCGCCGAAGCGACGCCCTTGGCGATAGCCGTTCCAGCGTTGGCGGCAATCTGCATCGCAGCCCATGTCTTTGCCTTGCGGGCGGCAGCGGCACGCTCTTCTTCGGTCTTTGTCTCGTCCTCGGCCATCTGCTTATACATCGAAGCGACCGAACCGAATGACGATTGCAAGGCCGATGAGGTCTGCTCGATAGTGTCCGATGTCGCGTTGTAAGCCTCTGCAAACAGCTCCAATTTCGTCGTGGTGTCTTCAAGGTTCTCGTCAGTGACTTCCGCGATGTCGCCGAATAACTCTTGCGCGGTAGGCAGTTTCACGAAGTTTTCCTCAAGCAATCCAATTCGGTCGGCTACCTTTTTGATGCTGGCGGCAAGTTCATTGTTTTTCTTTGCCACCGCGTCAAGATACTCGTCTATCGTCAGCATCTTGATTGCGTTGAGTTGCCGTATGATTTCATCGGTCTGCTTGACGATTGCAACCGTCTCTCCGTTGATTTCCTTGATAGCCGCTTGACGCTGCTTGTTAAGGCTTCGTTTCGTGTCCGCAAGCCGTGTGTCCGCTTCGATGACGGCACGCTCAGCCTCGGCAAGCCTCTCATTCATCGCGGCATCATTCGCTGACCGCTCCGCCTCCGCCTGCAAGTTAGCAAGGTTCTGCTTCGCCAACTCCTTGTCTTTCTCGGCTTTCCGTGTTTCAAGGGCAATTGCCTTATTCAGATAGTCGAGCCGTTGCTGTGAGTTGTAGTTTTCCTTGTCGCTTGCCTTCTCGCGCAAGTCGGCGACCTCTCGGTCAATCTTCGCGCTCTCCACCGACCACTCACGCTTCGCCTTGATGTAGTCGTTTTCGGCTGCCTGCAACTCACGTGCGGCTTGCACGCCGTCACGGAAATTGTCGCCCATATGCCAGTCAGCACCGAAGAAGTTACCGATGTCCTGCACTTTGTCAAGCAACCAACCGATTGCAGTTGTCAATCCGTTGACCGCTCCCGTGACGACTTTCACGATGACATTTGCCAAGGCTTCAAGCCCTTTTTTCGCTATGTCAATAATCGGGTTGAACGCCGAAAAAGCCTGCTTCAAAGCCATTGTCGCTTCCTCGTTGCCCTTGAAGGCTTGGATGAGTTGCCGCCCGATGGTCACGATAGCCGTAAGCAACAGCATTATCGGGTTGGCGTTCAACAGCTTCAGCGATTGGTCAAGCCCTTTTGTCGAAAGCCCAGCCATCTTGAACGAACCTGAAAGCCCCTCCAATGCCGACTTGTAGTTGCCGACGTTGCGCTGGTAGCGTCCCGTGTTGGCTTCAAGACTTGAAATGTTATCCGACAAAGCCTTGATTTTCTGCCGCAAAGCCTCGCCAGCCGTTCCCATACGCTCAAAGCCGCTCATGCTGTCGTATTGCTTGTTGAGGTTCGCAAGTTGGGCGCGGAGTTGGACGAGTGATCCTTCCTGGGCCTGCTGCACCTTGATTTCGTTCTGCATCTGCTTTTCGACACCCGAAATTGCCTGCCTCGTCACCTTCATTTCTTGCGTCAACTTGATGTATGCGTCGGACGTTTCCTCGCCTTTGTCCTTCATTTCTTTGAGTGCCGCCGCCTGCAATTCGTATTGCTTCTGCAACTGCCTCATCGACTCAATCATAGCATCAATGCCGATGTCGATTATTACTTGGTTGTTTTCTTCCATAATTACATATTTATCAATGAGTTATGTATGTATTCGGTAACTTGCGCCTTGATGCTGTCTTTCAGCCGCGCCACGCCACGCGTCACTTCTTCGGAGTAAATGTCGATTGGTTGCTGGTGTCGCTGTGTGCCTCGTCTTGCAATCTTTCGAGCTGTGAAGTACGCGAACCTGCGGCGGTCACGGTCACGGGGAAACGTCAATCCCTTATCCCTCGACCATTGCTCGATGATGTCAGCAAAGCCCATAGGCACTTTGCCGCCACGCCTGCCGACTTCCAACGTCGCCAGTGGTGCGACATTGTTTCCAGTCAGCACCAGCCGGACACCGCTTTCATATCGTTGCACTTGCATCCCTGCCGACGTGCGACCGCTGGCATTTTCGCCCTCGCTCGCCATCTTTGCCCTAATCTCGTCACGAACTTCAATCAAAACGCGCTCGATTTCATCCATGACCGATTTATAGATTATACTATCGTAAGCAACTGCCATTTTTTACGCGTTTTTAGCCGTTTTTAGCCGTTTTTCCGTTTCAGCAATATAATTTATCAACTTTCGAATAAAAACCGCTTACAAGCGATTTTCGGCAAAAATAAGACGGGACACCCGACACCGCGTTTGCCTCAGCTCTTTTACGCGGCGGCACGCCTTTAATGGGTGTCGGTCTTATCATCTCACTTCAATAATTACGTATTCTTTCGCCGTCAGCATCATGGACATCAGCTTGCACCATGTCGCCCTGCTGTCCGTGACCTTGCCGACTTCGGTGTTGCGACCTACAATGATGCAGCCCTCGGTATCGTCAGCCGTGTTGCCCGGGTGAATGAGTACGCCATCGTAGCCCTTCACGCCTTGCAGCCTCGGCACGATGCCGCCGTAGCACTTCGCCCAGCTTCGGTTCTTGAAACGCGGCGACACACTTTTCAAATCCACGTGGTAGATGCCCGTCGGGATTGCAGTCTTGCCTTTGACTTTCTTCGCGTTGATTTCCTGAAAGGTCATCGAAGACGTCAGCCCTCTGTCGGTAGGCTCAAGCGTATCGCAGAACTTCACGCCATCTATCAACAGCCTTCCGATGGTGTAGTCACTTTCGCAATATCTCCTAATCAATTCCAGTTTCATCGCCTTGATTTTTTTCTCTGTTAAGGTCGCCCACGGTCAGCTCGGTGTTGCCGTGCTTAACCTTCGCATCGACACCCTTCTTGATTGCGATATGCACCGTCTCCAACGTGGCGAAGGCGAAGAGGATGCCGCCCGCCATGAGGATTGAGCCGTCAATCTCGCCTTGCGGCGGCACGCAGAACCCCGCCACGAATAGCCCTACGGTTATCGTGAGGCACACCCAGAAGGCGGGGTTCTTTATCGTCGCTGACTTGTAGGCTTCGGACATAGCTTACGGTATTGCTTGGATGTAAGCGACACGCTCCGACCAATACTGAGCCGCCTTGTAGGCGTCAACCGAAGCGGCAGGCACGTAGATGATGCAGTCATCCTTCAAGCCTGTGATGGTGCTGTTGCCTATCGTCGGCGGCGTGTCGGCGTGTATGGTCAACGAGGTGCAGGACGTGTTGTTTTGGAAGGTGTTCAACGAGTTGTTAAGCGTCGCCACGTCGTGCGAGGTAATAGCCGTGCAGCCGTTAAACATGGAGCTGTAGCAGTATTCAGCCAACGTCGTGGCGGGAAGGCTCGGGGCGGTGGTCAAGCCCGTGCAGCCGTTGAACATGGAGGAGTAGCAGTAGTCTGCCAGCGTGGTGGCGGGCAACGCGGGTGCTTGCGTCAAGCCCGTGCAGTCGCTGAACATGGAGGTGTAGCAGCTTATCGCCAACGTGGTGGCGGGCAACGCGGGTGCTTGCGTCAAGCCCGTGCAGTCGCTGAACATGGAG